AAACAAAACACGTAAAAAAAATAAAACGCATAAAAAACACAAAAAAAAATAAAAACACAAACACAAAAACACAAACACAAAAACACAAAAACACAAACACAAAAACGCAAAAAAACGCAAATAAATTTAAAATCTTTTGAACCAAACAATAAAATAATATTATTTATTTTATTGTTTTATATTGATAAATATGACAAATAAATTAAACCAATCATTTTCAATAATAAAATAATTACCGAAAACCAACCAGATTTATGTTCAAGTGCGATACAAAGTATCGTTGGTAATCTTAAAAATAAAGTTAGAACTAACATAATGGGAAAAATGGCTGTTAATTTACCTTTTTTATTTTTAACACTTTCCGCCTGGATATATATACCGTATAAACTTAAAAAAACAGCTAAAGTTGATAAAATATCACCTACATTATATATGTATTCAGGACACTTCATTGTAATAAGAAAAGAAATTATCTCGCGTATAAAAGACCAATTCTACCTGATTTGATTGTTATAGTATTATATCTCTCTTCCCATACCCTCAAATTAAAATTATAATCATTTAATCTCCACAAGTCTTTCCTTAATCCGATAATAGCACCCGACGGGTCACACAATACATCAATATTATCACCATTTACAAAATTCTCATCTCGTGGTGGCTGTATCGTGTTAAATTCAAATGTAACGTATTGATATTTATCGGTATTTTGAGCACCAGAAGGTTGATAAATACCTCTGTTTGTGTCAATACAAAAATTATAAATATATAATCCTTCTTTTGCTGAACCAGTTGTTCTTTTCCATTTTTCTACATAATTATAAATACCAGAGGGATGGTTTGTTTCTCTATACTCACCACCCATTAAAATACCTAAATCAAGTAATATATTTTTAATGTTTGTATCTGTACGGCATCCGGTTACAAAATAGCCCAACGGGTTCAAATTATTGGCACCATAAAATTCTGAGATGGGCTGTAAATAATGCGCGACTGTTTCCTCTTCGCCGGTTGGGCCCCAACCTTTTAAATTTGAAGGCAATATATTTTCATAAGCCCAATTTGAATAATTTGACCATTCATTTCTTAAATTTATATCACTTCTTCTAAAACGAAACATATAACTGGAAACCATATTTCTACTCGGTAAATCAACTCTACGAGAACCTGTAACGTTATTAAAATCATGTTGAAAAGTTGTTTTAATTAAATACTGATGGTCGGAAGCTGCGAATTGTCTTCTTTCATCATTTCCTAAAAACACATATGTAGATATTAAATGTATATCCGTATTCCATTGGTTATTTTTGTTTGGGTAATTTTGTGGAAAAACAAATGGGTATTCTAAGTCTGTAACTTTTTGAATGCTTTGAGATGTTCCGTTATATCCAAAAATAGAAGGATCAGGTGGTTGTTGTGTAAATACCCACATTTGGTCTGTTGCAGAAGCCGAGTTTGGTGCGTGTCTTTGTCCTTTTCCCTCACTGCTAATTTTTAAAATTGGCGGGTTGGTATATTCTATATCTTCAATTGGTTGTTGGACATTTAAAATAGTATATAATTCTCTAATAGGTCGCAATTCAACAGAAATATATATATCTTGATACTGTAATGCTATCAAAGGCAATGATAGTTTAGAATTATAGCAAAACCATGCCATAATAGGTATGTATAATTTTCTACCTCGTATCGATGGTTCGATGCCTATAGTTTGATCACAATCTTCACTAAAAGTAGCATTTGGATAAATATTAGTTCTACCAAAAGCATTCGCTGGGTTGTTCATGGCTTTGATATTTCCGATCATTTCCGAAAGTAATACGCGTTTTGTTCCTTCATCTCTTTGAATTACTGATGCCATATATTCACCACTATATTCGTCTAAAATTGTACCACCTGCGTGTATTGTAATTTTTTTTATTATTTGAAATCCTAAATTTTCAATCCATTTAAATTCATATGGAACATAATCAACGCCACTTAAATTATTATTTTCGGGATCGCGCAAGACATCTTCCCTGATGTCCGGGCGCGGATAAAAAGGGCTCCATATATCAGGCATATTAATAACTAAATATGTATCCCATAATAGCTCAGCATATCTTTTAATTTTAAACTCGAATTTTGTATCCGCTGACCAATCTAAATTTCTTTGACCGTCAAAATCTAAACGAAATCGCTGTAATCCAAAATTAGTATACTTTTTATAGGTTGCTTTAAAAAAAGTTTTACTTGGATTACCATTTAAAATAACATTAGCCGCACCCCAAGAAATTATATTAATTAATCCACCAGGCATTTAAATTAATATAATATTTTTATTTTAAAGTCTTATTTTTTAATATAATAAATTTAGGATTTTACAGAAAAATATATTCATTACTATATATAATGAAAAATACTTCATATGATAAATTAAAAAACATAGCAACACATACACATCGATTCTTAATACAATATATATGGATAGCTATTATAATAATAATTTTCTTTATTACATGGTATTATCGCAATCAATTAAATAAAAAAAGGACAAATAATAATCGAATGGAGTCACTTTATAATTCATCGAAATACTTTCCAAAAATAAGCAGTATTCATTCGGGTAATTCACAATTTGATTTAAATGATGATACAAGTATAGGAAGAGTTAGAGATTATTATATAGCTAGTAGTTATAATTCTTGTTGCGCTGGTGATTTTCAAGATGACTATGTTTCGTTAATACCTCTAAAAGAAGTTATATTTCACGGTTCTAGATTACTAGACTTCGAGATATATTCTGTAAATGATGATTTGGTGGTTGCGGCTTCAGGTTCCAAATCACCATATTTAAAAGGAACATATAACAGCTTACCTTTAGGGGGAAATAAAGGTGTTCTATCCATCATAAAATCACACGCATTTTCAAATGGAACCTGTCCAAATCCCCGAGACCCATTGTTTATACATTTAAGAATTAAAACGAATGTTGATCATTATGATAAATTGACAAAATATGTTTCAGAAACATTTGGCAGTCAGTTATTAGACGCGTCTTACGGCTATGAAGGAAGGTCTGATGCTCCAGGTGGTGGGAAAAATATTTCCAACGAGAGATTGCTTGATTTTGCTGGTTCAGATTCGTCAATGGCAAATGTTATTATTATTTGTGACCAAGAAAATAAAAATTATAGGGGAACAGCTTTTGAGGAACTGATTAATTTATCAGGCGACTCCCCTTATTTACAAGAAAAAAGAAATAAAGACATACAATACACACAATATCCAAAAGCATTAGAAGAGTATAATAAAAGAAATTTAACTTTAACAATGCCCGACCTAACAAATTTAAATGATAACATTTCCTCCAGTCTTCATTTTAGTTATGGTTGTCAAATGGTTTGTATGAATTATCAAAATATGGATAGTAACATGAAATCATATTTCGAAAAATTTAATAATGGAGGGAGTGCTTTCATATTAAAACCATCAAATCTACGTTCTCAAAAACCCGTTATGCTTAAAACGCCCCCCGCACAAAATCCTGAATTATCTTTTGCAGCTAAGAAAATAGATTTGCCCATGTATAAATCGTCCATATAATTTTTTTTTCACATTTAATATTAAGTATGAAATGTAAAATAAACAAACGAACGATAGAAAATATGTCTTTTGAAGAATGTGAATTAGCAATATTGCGTCAAGCTATAGATAAAGCAGAATATAAAGAAGGACGGAAAAAATTAAATAATCCCGAAATTAAGGAAATAATCAAAATAGTTGAAGACTTTTTAAGAGTTAAAAAAAGAATATGTTATGGAGGTACAGCAATTAATAATATATTACCTGAGCAAGATCAGTTTTATGATAAGGAAATAGAACTACCGGATTACGATTTCTTCTCGCCCGACCCATTAAATGATGCCAAAACTTTAGCGGATATATATTTTAAGAAAGGATTTGACGAGGTAGAAGCAAAAGCGGGTGCTCATGCTGGGACTTTCAAAGTGTTTGTTAATTTTATACCGGTTGCCGATATCACATTTTTAGTACCTAAATTGTACAAATCATTAATGAAAAAATCAATAACTATTGGCGGAATATATTATTCTCCTCCAAATTATCTTAGGATGTTAATGTATTTAGAATTATCCAGACCGGCGGGAAATATTTCACGTTGGGAAAAGGTATTAAAAAGAATTATTTTATTAAATAAAAATTATCCTTTAAAAGGTAAGCATTGTGAATTTATTGAAATACAAAGAATTATTGATCCGAAATCAAAACTGACAAAAAAAATACAAGAGAAAATTTTTGATGTTACACGCGATTCATTTATATCACAAGGATTGGTTTTTTTTGGAGCAATGGCGAATGAAATGTATTTGAAACATCTTCGCAATTTAAAAAAAAACCTTCTCCCAAAAATACCCGATTTCGATGTATTATCTACAGAACCACAACAATCGGCTATTATTTTAAAAGAAAGGTTAAAATCCGAGGGTATTGAAAATATTACAATAAAGAAGCATGAAGGGATTGGTGAAATTATAGCCCCTCATTACGAAGTAAAAGTTTTAGGAGAAACAATCGCGTTTATATATGAACCACTTGCTTGCCATAGTTATAATTTAATTTATAAGAACAAAAGAAAAATTAAAATAGCTACCATAGACACAATGTTGAGTTTTTATTTAGCTTTTCTCTATGTAGATAAAGAATATTATGATCCAAATAGAATTATTTGTATGGCCGAATATTTATTTAAAGTTCAACAAACAAATCGTTTAGAACAAAAAGGGATATTACACCGCTTTAGTGTTAATTGTTACGGTAATCAACTGACAATGGAAAAAATGAGAGAAGAAAAAGCGGTTAAATATAAAGAATTAAAAAATAAGCGCGGTTCAAAAGAATGGGATTGGTATTTTTATAAATACTTGCCGTTTGATGAATATTTAAAAAAGGAAAGAAAAAAATCTAAAAGAAAAACGACTCGAA